ACGGTCGTCTCGCCGAGCGCTTGCTGACCCTTTAGTCAGGACAAGCTGTTAAACTCGCCACCTGCCCACATCGCCACGGCGATCGCCACCTGAACAGAGCTGAAACCACTGTGGAAATCTTCAAAGATTCCACGGTAGCCTCCCGCCAAAAACCTCCCCGTATCAAAACCCCCTTTAAACCACCGATTTCAGCACCTTTCGAGTATCGCCGCGTACCACGCGATACCTTCCCAGTTGCGCCAGGTTAGTACATCATCCAGTACATTGAAAAACGACCATCGAGAGGATGTACTAGTGGCACTCACGGATACCGCCGCCAAGCAGGCAAAGCCAAAGGAAAAGGCCTACACCCTTCCCGATGCCCTCGGCTTGTCGCTTTATGTGGCGGCAAGCGGCATCAAGAGCTGGCACTTTCGATTCACCTGGCTCAGCAAACAAGTTCGGATTTCATTCGGGACTTACCCTGACACGGGCCTGAAGGAAGCGCGCGCACGCAGAGATGAGGCGCGAGAGGACGTTGCAAACGGAGTGGATCCGCGCAACTCGAGGCGGGAGAAGAAGGCCGAGATGATCGAGGCCGGGGGGCGCACCTTTCGCCGTGTCTATGACGAATGGCTGGCTTTCAGGAAGGGAAGCATTTCGCCTGGCACTTACCGGGTGATCAGCAATGCCATGGAGTTGGATGTGTTGCCAGCCTTTGGCGATCGGCAGATTGACGCCATCAAGCGGGCCGACGTCATCGGCTTGATCCGGCGCGTGGAGAAGCGCGGATCGGTGGCCACAGCCGTCAAGGTGCGCCAGCGCATGAGCCAGGTTTTCAGCTATGCAATTGCCACCGGACTGATTGAGGCGAACCCAACAGCCGAGATGCATGCCGTTACCGAGAAGATGGGCCAGCACAAGCCCCACCCGTTCCTGCCCTTCAGCGAGATGCCGACCACCATGGCGGCGATCAGGGACTGCGCGTCAGGCCATCAACTGAAGACGGCGCTTATGCTGATGATCTACACCGCTTCGCGCCCTGGCGAAGTGCGCCACGCTGAATGGTCGGAAATCGACCTCGATGCCGCGACCTGGACAACGCCAGCGGCGAAGATGAAGATGCGACGAGATCACTCCGTCCCTTTATCGACCCAAGCCGTCGACCTGCTGAAAAGCATGCTGCCCATCACCGGCGGCCAGCGCTACGTGTTCGCGAATCGAAATGTCTCGACCGCGCCAATCGGAACCAATTACGCGAACAACGTCATGGATTCCTGCGGACTCACCGGCAAGCAATCGCCTCACGGCTTCAGACACTTGTTCTCCACCGAGATGAACGGGCGTGGGTACAACCGCGACTGGATCGAGCGCCAACTTGCGCACGCCGACAGCAGCGTGATCCGCGACGTGTACAACCATGCCGCCTATCTCGAACAGCGCCGGGAGATGATGCAAACGTGGGCGGACCTCATTACTCCCGACAGCAAAGGGGCGTGAGCGTCAGACCCTCACCCGGCGTCCTGCCGATGAGCATCGTGCTACGCTGGCCTCTTCAAGGAGGCTTCAAGATGCCAAATTCAGACCTGCTCCCTTCCCTGCTTTTCAAGATCAATGAAAACCAGCTCGCCCTCGAAGCGGCTATCATGGAGCTTTCCAACTGGGTCGAGCAGCACGGCGCCGCCGACGTCGCCGATAACGTCCGCGGCGCCTTGGAGGCGATCGACAAGAATGAAGAATTCATTAAGATGACGCTCGCGGTGATGATGGCGCCGGAGTAAAGCCTAGTAGCCAACGGCTCCATCTGCATCCAACGGAAAATCTGGATCAATACGTTCAAATAGAATCACTAGCGGGCCGTCGCTATCACGGTACACTCGAGTAGCGGCAATCCATTCGTCAGGCGCTACTTGCTTGAGCCTCAGTTCCTGAGTGAACGCTCCATTGCTTGCGGTGTAGAAGATGTTAAAACGGCGGTGCTGCCCAGTGAGGGGTGGTAAGAGGCATCGATTCGCCATTCCTTTGAACAAAGTGCCAATATCCACATTACTATTTGCAACATCCATCCAGTTCGGCAAATCAAAAGGTACATCAATGTCGCATATGCGAGCGCTGAGGTTTTGAAGATGGTGCTCGCCTTCGTGGATAACAGCCCAGCCGTTGTTGTTGGACATGACGCTCATGTAGCAGTAGCTGTCACCGCCGGTCATGTGGTTTAGCAGCTCTTGTGTTTCTTCCTCTAGCTTATCAACCAACTCGATGATGCGCCCTTCTAACGCCTGCAGGCTGCTCTCCACACCTGCTTGCTTTCGCACCCGGAACACCTGCCCGGTCAACCAGCTCGCGAGGAAGAATGAGGGACCGAATGCAGCCAGTACAGACTCCACCGTAATATTGCCGCCCCAGCCCACGTAGGTAGTCCAGCCGCCAGCGATGAGCCCAGGCACCCAAAACTCCTTAAGCAACTGCTTTCCTGTCCTCTTCCACATTCCCATTCTCCTCTGTATACCTGCCTTAGGCGTCGGCCGCGAATCATGCAATAGCGCATGACACAATTCACTCACTATCTAGTGCGGCATCATTCCGAGCAAAAATTCCTCAAGCCCCCTCGTCGCCTCAATCTCGCGAAAAACTCACTCGTCGATTACTGTACATCCGAACAGCATACGTAAGGCACGACCGTGGACCCCTACGAAATCGAAGACACCAGCGACTGGCTCGGCACTCCGACCAGGCTGGAAACCGTCAAGCATTACGCAAGCATGCTCGAGGAAGACGTCCAGGACCTGAAGCGTCAGCTGCAGGCGGCAAAGGAAAATATTGCCACCCTGGTTGAAATGAACGACCAGCTATCGAACGAACTCCAAAAGAAGCTGGCATGGATGGCGAACCTGGAGGCGGAAACCACCGACCAGCTTGGCCAGATCCGGAGCCTGACAATGGTCCTTGATCAAAAGGAACGGATCATTCGCGAGTTGCAAGCCGGCAATCAGAGGGGCTGAACATGTGCGGACGACTTTCCCAGTACGACGGCATCCACGACTTTGTGGCGGCACTCAGCATGCCCAACCCTCTGGTAAACAGCGCCGGCGACCATCCGTTCGAGCGGTACAACGCCGCTCCGACAACTCAGCTCGCCATCTTTCACCAGGAAGGCGAATACCTTCACGCAGACATGGTTCGGTGGGGATGGCGCCCGCACTGGGCTAAGGATCGCGCGGCTCCTATCAACGCCAGGGTGGAGAAAGTTGCACACGGCCCATTCTTCCGCGCGATCTGGTCGCCTCGGCCATCTCAAGCATATCGGACAGATCCAGGTCATCGACCTGGCGCCGCCGGCGGCATTCGAAAGCCATGCTCACCAGCGTGGCGGCGTGCTTCTCCGGATCGGTGGCCAGGTCGAATACGTTGTCGAGCGCGGCGACTCACTCGCGCGGAAGGGAATCCATCATGGCGAATACTGTATATAAAAACAGTATCGTATAGGCCATTTCCGCCCCGGGCAATCTCCGGTCAGCGAATGGGCTTCATCCCATCGACCACCGCCTCGCACGCCAGCCCAGCTATTCGACTTCGCTCAAGCGCTGCTGCGCAGCTGCCCGCCATTCGGTCAGAGTCTTCAAGCAATCCCCCGAGCACCACGACGGCAGAGGTTCAAACCTGGCGCTGCTGGGTAGCGATGGTACTGGAGGTGGCTGCTCGGCCGGCGTGCGTCCGCATAAAATCGCCCAGGTTGACCTGGGCATATCTTCGATTTCATGGCGACGGTCGCGCTCAGGACGGGATGGAGCGCTGTATGAATGAACAGTATGCTATGGTGTGATGGCCACCGGATCAAGCCTTCCATCAAGTGGCAGGATTTTCCGATAACTAAAACGCAATTCTAGCGTATATGCAAAATCTATCGATAAATAACCAACAAATGTAGTCGCGAAACATAAAAAGGAGAGATTTATGGAGCAAGCCTCAAATAGGAAGATGTCGGATCCAAATTATGTGAACAGTGAAAATAGAACGCGTGGAATCATCATCCACAGTCCCACCACAATAAACGCGGACGGGACAATTACGGTCAAACAATCAAACCTTGACTCGCAAGACTTGCGATCGGCCCTGCTTTACTGGGATAAATTGTCTTTCCCTAGAAACCAAGTTATATACATAGGAGGCGGACCCGAGGCTAAAGAGCTCGTTAATTGCGGGATAATGGAAAGGCCAACGATCGATGTAATACCATCGGGTGATTCAGATCTCATAATGACGTCTGCCGAGGCAATTGCATTGCAGCAATATGATCAAAAAGAACCAGGAGTATGGAGTGTCGGATCAGGGGCAAACTCTCTAAGCTATTCTGGATCAAAGTCCGGCACAGGTACTGGCCTAGAGCTTTATAATTCCCTTCCAATCCCTGGAGAGAATGTGCCACTGGTTGAAATCCTTGACTTCAAGGAGCGCAGGCGCAGCGAGCTACTTATGTTCAGGTCCCATATGGACTCCATGATTTCGGCAATCACTAGCGCTGACGATAGCGGAGAAGCTCTCATTAAGGCACTGAAAGATCTTGATGAGGCATGTGCCAATCTAATCTCGGTGACCAAGGAATGGAAGCTTCCAGTGAGACTAGCCAATTTCAAGGCCTCGATTAATTTCAATTTCGCAAAATCGGCAACTGCAGCTGCGGCTGCATGGAAAGCTACGGACACATTGGCGCTCGGAAAGACGGAGCAAGCTGTGGCAGCGACAGTTGCTGGGATCTCCAGCAACTTCAAGCTGTCGGCGGACATAGAATTCCAGAAAATCAAGAGGCCAACATCACCCTATAAATATCTATACCAAGCGACTCAAGAGCTTAAGGCTTAAAATATCAGGACCTCACTTTGCGTGAAAGGCAGTCCGTCCCGACTGCCTTTCCTGGCCTGATGATAGTTTGGCTTTGGATTTAAGTAAAAGCGAAATTCATTTTGGCGCCATAGATGCATCGTGCTCTCGCTGGCATTGAATCCCAGCTATTCGGGCAACGTCATAAGCTCTCGCCAGCTCTCGATTCGTAGCAACAGACCGGTCGAGCAGATCGGAGAGCACCATGGCGGCGCGGGTGGCTGCCTGGCCTTTGGCGACAGAGGCGGTATCCGTGCCGGGGCAACTGACGGTGGCGGCGAGCTGGGTGACGTCACTGCGCAGCCGTTGGCCAGCAGCATCGGCGTCAGCAGCGCCAGCATCAGCAATCGTTCTTTCTTCATACCCTTTTACCCTCGCCTCTTGCTGCGCATCTGCGATCCGGTGTTCTTCCTGCCGCGCCGATCGTTCGCCGACGAGCTCGGCCAAGCGGTCGCCGCTGTCGCATTGTGCTGTTGCTTCGCCGGCGCTTGCTCGTTCTACCGAACGGCCGTGCTGGTAGGCGGTCCAGTGGGATGCCAGCAGCACGGTAACTGCCAGTAAGACCCAGCCCTTCATGCCAGAGCCCGCCGAATGCCCTCGTCGATCACCTCGGCCTTGTACGGGTTTCCGCCGTTCTCGTGAACGATGATGCCGACCACGGCCTCACGCAGCACCTGTGGCCTGCAGATGTCGATGGAGTCGCGGACACCCACACCGAGGCGCTTGGCGATGGCCTGCGCATACGCCAGGGTATTGTTCTCGCTGGATGGGGCCCAGCGGCTGATGAACTCCAGCGGGGTATCAATACCTAGTCGGCCTACGCCTGGCATGCCGTCCTTGCCCCGGTAGTTCAGTAGCAGCTTGCCTAAGGCGCGGATGCCGTTCTCGGCATGGTCGAAGCGGGCGAATCGCGGCTTGGCCACGCCCACCTCCAACCCGATCTGACCTTGCCAGGCATTGCGTGGATTGAAATCGATGTTCCCCGGGTTGTTGTTACGGATGCCGCGTACGGACATGGGTTTTCTCCAGGCGAAAAAAAGCCCGCTCAGGGCGGGCTCGGATAGTGGTATCGACAAGAACGGAGCGACGGTCACGATGACCGCTACGTCAGCTCGACCCTGGGCGCGGTTTATGCTAAAAGCGGACCTGCGCGCCGCTTGGCGAGATTGGCTAAGTCTGAAAAGGAGAGAAGATGAGCAATCAAGAGTTAATGATTTCGCTGCCGATGCGGCTAGTCGATCACATCGTTGGCAGATCCCGAGGCGTTCCTGCCTACGACGCAGTCGCCGAGATTGAGGCGCTGATAGAGGATCAGATCGGAAGCCTGGATGCTCAGGACCCCAATGTTAACTCACTGGAAACTCAAGCTTTGCGCTCTGAACGTTGCGAGAAACTGTTGCGCGAGTTATTTATTGCGACAAGAGATCAGCAACTCCTTGGAGAAGGATCGATTCAGGCTCTCTCCCCCGAGCTACTCGAAAACATTGAATCGTTCCTAGCGAGAAAGTAACCCAATAGATCATCCCGCTGGGGCAATTGATTCGCGACGTCAGATGACGATTCCGCGACCTGCATAGTACGCCTTTACCGCTTGGTACATCGTTTCAACTTCTGCGTCAGTCAACGCGCGATCCCATATGGCCGCAAAGAACACCTCCGGACCGACCAGGCTTCCGTACTGGGTGTATCCGCAGCCGACGCGGTATGGCTGTCCCAAGTCGAATACTGTCCCTGCGATGGGCGTGCTCACAGCTGATGTCTTAGCAGTCTTGTTGTCGACCCTTCGCCACTTGCTCGTCGCGACTCCCTCGCGGCGGCCAACGAGCGCTTGAATTCCTCCAATTGGCCTCAGCATCGATGCAGCCCGGAAGTTGCTGCTTGAAGAGTTGGCGCCATCCCATTCCGAAGCGCCCATCTCCTCGTAGGTCTGCTCAGCGTTAGGTGCTGACTGCGGCCGCATCATGAGAGATGTGGCAAACGTTGTTCCACTGGCGGCCTTCCTGTTGCTGCCGTAGTTGGAGACGATCATGGTGTTAGCCCGGGGTACAGGGCTACGTGCGACCACCATCATGGTGATCGAATCCGAGTCTGCAACCGATGTTTGGATGTAGCTGGTTAGCGGCACAAAGGTTGCGCTGTTCTGACCAACTACAGGTGCGCCAACCACTTCTGCACCGCTCTTGCCCAGCGCCAGATTACGACCTTGGTTAATACCTTCGCCACCGAAGATATTCAGGTACTGAAGCCCATTAGGCACCGGAGGAATGTAGCCTACCGCGCCATTCGAGAAGTCAGCGCCCTTTACGACAATGCTCAGACCCATGAACTGCTCCTTAGATTTGCTCGGGCGCGACGCTGAATGCGATGCACCAGTTGTGAAGTGGATATGGCTTGTTGACAAGGTCGGCGATATTAGCGCCCGGGTACTGTCCGGAGCCTTCGATATAGGTGTACACGTCAGCCGATACAGTGGGATCACTGTCGCGCAAATTCCCGTTGCCGTTACTTCCGGAAAGGCTCGCGTACTGGACCAGCGGGCTCGCGCCGACGCTGCGGGATAGGGTCAACATCACCTGGGTCTCGCTGATGATCTCGACAGAGTTAAGACCTACCGACCCTTGTGCGTCGATTACGCGAAAGCCCTTGTTCGCATATTCCACGGGCTCGAGAACCACGTAGGGCTTCGCGAAAACCAGCGGAGGGCACGGAACGTGGAAGTCGATCAGGACCTGCCGGCCGGTAATCGTTACTCGCCGCGGCGAGAGCGGTCGCCAGTTCTCCCCCATTGTGATGACTCGATGCAGAACCTTGCCCAGCTGGGCCCCCATCCAGCGGTATCCATTGCAGTCGAGATGGCCGCCCTTATCCGTGAAGGGATATGCCGGGGTCGCAAGGAACCAGTTGGGCTGCTCTTTGCTGAGTTCCCACTGCGCCATGCCAATTGCCAGGTTATTCCCGTCGCGAGTCCATGAGCCACTGGTTTGGTATGTGATGATCGCTGGCGGAGAATCCTGGCCGGCGACACCTTGTGCTATATCCGACCTCCAGATGCTCGCTTGTGCAAGCAGCTTGGCCTTGTAGCCATCCTTGGTGTTGTCGCAACCATCAACCCCTGCATAGTTCCATTCTCCCTGCATAAACAAGATGGCGGGAATGCAGTAGCTAGCGCCCTCGCTATCAGCAATTGCCTTAACGCCCTGCGCCGCTTGCAGCAGGCGCTGATAGCGATCCGGCGCCGCGCCCTTGCTAAGTTGCTCGATTGAGGTTCCTGCGAAGCCACAGTTTGACGAGACAAATAGACGATTAACATCAGCCGCGACACCGTGGTACTGCAGGAACATTTTTCGGGCGAAGTTCACGGCTGCGACATCAGGGCATTCGCCTTCGTTGCCCGCGCCAGGGACCAGCGCCGCTACTTCTGCATCGGCCATGACAGTCTTACCGTCACCGCTTTGCACCACCGGAATCAGTGGTTTGAGAGCTGCGCCACCAAGCGGGATAAAGTCAGCTGTCCATGCGCTACCAGGGCGCGGGCTGTCTCCGAACATCAGATTTCCGCCGTATGCCGCACGGCTAAGCACGGGCCAGCCTTCATATCCAGTGCTTAGGCTCTGCCCGTATGTCAGGATGTGGTTGTAACGACACACAGGCCTCTGCACGGTAGAGTTAAATTCGCCACGCACGGCAGAGGAAACAGCCAGATTTCCTGCGTTACGTACGGCCCGGTCCAATTCATAAGCACCAGAATCGCCATGGTCGACCCCATGAAACTCACCGCCGACATCGAGAGACAAAGCGACGAAACCGTGCTCGTCAACGAAGTGCACGCCTGGCACGACAGTCTTTTCTAATGCGGTGTCGCCTAACAGAACCTCCGGGGAAACTACCCTTTCGGTCCCAGTGAATACACGCGCTCTCACTCCATCAGGGCCACCTTCTAAAATGGTATTGCCGAGCGGATCTTGAACTGCGAAAGCGGGCTGACCCGAGCCGGCGTTTATTAGGCGGTCGTCCTGAGACGGTTGCTTCGTGAAGTATTTCCACGCGCTTGCAGCGTTGTCCCAGTAATACCACCCGTTCTTGCTCTCGTCGGGATCGGCATCAACCACAGCAACAACGGCGTCACGGGTTTGCGGCATAGCTAACAACTGCGCATAGGTGCCGGCATGCTTGTTGTTCAGGTCGTCGCCCAGTGTCGAGGCCGTTTGCTGCATCTGCTCAATCGCATCGTCAGCTGACTGGCTGACCTCCGCCTGAATAACCTCGATCTGAGTCTGCGCATCTTGTTGAATACCAGCAACAACCTGCTTCAGGTTCCTGATATCGCCCGACTCAGTTGGGATGTCATCTGCAGCCGCTGCATCGTTGGCGAATCGGTAAACAATGTTGCTGCCGACTTCCGCGCGCACAGTCGCGATTTCAAGGCGCTGAGTTTGATCAGCCATGTCATTTCCTTTGGGTGAGTTTGGAGAGCGCGCCAGGCGCGGTCAGCGAATCGGGGATTACGAGATCCAGCTGCTGGAGAAGAAGCTGCCGGTGTTGCTGATCAGCATGTCGGCGACCGCGTCGAAGATGGTGTCGATCTGGTCGTCGAATGCGTGGGTGTCGTCAGCCGTGAAGGCTGAGGCTTCCGTGAGGAATGGGGCTACCCAGTCGGTCGAGGCGATGATTTCTCCGCGGTGATCCTTGACGTGCTCGATCTTTCCGCCTTGCTCATCGAAGATGGCTGGCACGAATACCCGGCCCGACTTTAACCAAGGCACGGCGTCCATGCAGCGGGTGACCTTGTTGGCTGCCGGGCCGCGCGGTTGCGGCTCAATCGGGATCGAACCCTTTTTGCTGATGGTCTGGATCAGACCGGTTCCGCTCGACTTGTCCTCAACGCGCATGTAGCGCAGGGCGGCCGGTCGGAACTGATCCCACTCCTTCCACTTCTGCCAAACGCGCAGGGCTTCGGTCTCAAGGTCGCCCGCATCCCACTTGCCGCGGTGCACGTCGATGATGTACAGGTTGCCGTCGACGCCCAGGCCGCAGTGACTGAACACCGAGTAGTCATGCTGCTCGCCGGTTTTCTGTGCGGTGTCGACATACACGCCGCGCCAGACCAGGAAAGGCAACTGCTGGTAGGTCTTGAACCAGTCGGCATCGATCATGCCGCCGCTAAGTGCCACCGGCTCCTGTTGGTACTGACTGACCATGGTGTACGGGTCGCGGTCCCACAGCGCCATCAAGTCGGCGACGGTTTCCTTGGCTGGCCAGTAGGACCAGTATTCGACGCCCCCACGGACGATTGAGGGACCGCTAAAAACGTCACGCTCGGCGTGCTCGCGGATCTCGTCCGGCAGGCTTGCGATGTATTCGTGGGTGACCAGCGCCGGGACTTTGATGTGGCTGAAGTCCAAGCCCATGCCGCCCTTGAGCAGAAATCCCGATACGTCGTCCGTGTGCAGGCGCTGTTGGGTGCAGATGACCGGGGTGTCAGGCGATGCCCGCCGACTGCGCAGAGTATTGGTGACAATCCGCTGAGCTTTGGCGCGCATGGTTGCGCTGAATGCGCTATCGGCCTTCTCCGGGTCGTCCAGATTGATGAACCCGGTGAAGCCCTCGGAGATATAGCCGCCGCGCACGCCAGTGATCTGGCCACCGGTGGATCGGCTGAAGATTTGGTGTTTATTGCGCCCGTTTTCGTCCGTGATGATCCAGTTGGCCACGTCGGCCTTACCCAGGTCACACGGCCACAGCTCCTGGTATTCGGAGCTGGTGATGATCGACTTGATGCGATTGGAGTTCTCTTCGACCAGAGATTTCGAGTAGGACACGCTCAGGTTGCGCGTTCTGGCGAAGTTGGTCATCACGTAGGCAGGCACGTGAATAGACCAAAACTCGGTTTTGGTTCCGCCTGGCGGCATATTGAAAACGACGTTTTTGAGTTCGCCCGAAAGAACTTTAAGGGCGGTGTAATCCATGTAGCGGTGGTGCCAGTTACAGAGCATCCTCATGCCTTGGTTTAACTGGAAAAAGACGCGCATGAACGACAGCGGGGAATGCTCGCTGATCAGTTTTGACGCTTCTTTCTCTTGCCGACTCATTGATCCCCAGTCGAGAAGCGCACTCATAGGCGATCAAGGACCGACTCGAGGGCCTTCTTGTCCACCGTGACTTGCGACTTCGTTTCGATAGCGCCGCCATTCTTGCCAGTGATTTCCACGATTTTCTTGTCCAGGCCGAGCAGCTTGGCTTTGCCCATGGTGGCCGAGACAGCCGCCGATGTTTGAGGTGTCTCGGCAGCAAGGGCCGCCGTGCGCGCCTCCTCCAGTTCCGCCAGTAGAGTATCGACGGTGATCTGGTGCCTATCCATGACTGCTTCCCTTAGCTCGGCGATCCGGGCCTGAACCTGCGGCTTTTGCAGGACGATCCAGCTCTCACGAGCGGCTGTCTTCTCTGCCATGTTGGTGACGTTGTAGGAGCGACGATAGGCCTCGGAAGCATTATTCGTCTCCATGTAGACGAGGCAAAACGCCTCCATCTTGTCCGTGAAGCGGCGCTTGCGAGGCCTTTCCATATGTGCACCTACGGGTTGATGAGTTTCCACTTGTAGCCGACCCACTGTGGGCGCTTGCCTCCGGTGATGATGGGCGGCTTGATTTCCACGCAGCCGGCTGGCACCAACCAGTTGCCGACATTCTGCGGATCGGGGTCGGCTGCCGCCTCGCCCACGTAAAACCCTTGGCCGTCGGTCTGGTAAACCAGTCGCTGACCGTCGCGCAATGTAATGGGCATCAGTATTTGATCCAGTAGTTGACGGTGATATTTCGCGGCCTCGTGGCGCCGGCGCTCGAGAGTCCGGGTGTTGAAGTCGGGCCAGTGAGGTAGCTCAGGCTGGTCCCTGGGTACTCGGCTTGTGCCACTTGGTCTGCACTTGCATTGGCGATCGTTGTTCTGATCGTATCCACGGTCGGCAGTGTGAGTGGGTCGTCATAGGTAACCAGTGTCCCGCGCTGCTTGCTGCCAAACGCGCGCCCAACATCCACACCGCGCCCGTCGTCGAACCCGCGCAGGAACTCGCCGCGGGCATCGGGAAGGCGGAACTGAAGGCTTGTTTCACCGCCGGTATTGTGGGCCGTCCCAATGACCGCGAACAGCCGCTGATACGAGGCGCGAGACAGCACAGCACCGTTGCACTTCAGCCAACCCGCGGGAGGCACGCCGTTATGCCAAACCTGTTTTCCGTCGCCTGGTTCGTGCCCAGTGAAGAATGAAGACCCGCAGTAGCGCCAGAAGCCCGAGGTTGAGACGGGGTCGTTTCCGGAGTTATCCGCCACCAGGCTTTCGTAGTAGTTGCCGTCGCTTGCGTAGGTCGGTGCGCCGAGGCCGTAGATCGCCTGTGCGTGCCAGGTCATAACGCCTTGTCGCTCGACGCCCTGCAGGGCAGAGTCGACCCGGTTGTGCCACCAGTTTTCCTGCCCGGCCGGCGGAGCGTCCTTGTCCTGACCTCCTTCCCAGCCGGCGGAGACGCGGGCATCGTTCGGCGCCTTGAAACTGTTCAGGCTGTCCTCGGTTTCCACACCTTGAGCCCAGCGCGTATTAAAAGGCTGTCTTGCCATTAGGCCAAATCTCCAGGAAGGGTCACGTTTGAGTATTCGTAGATTTGCGATGACGACGATTCGATGTCGTCGATGTTCACCGGCAGGATGAAGATCTCGCCGATGCGCGTGCCTTGCGGGCGCGGTATCAGGTCGAAATTCTCGATCAGGTAAAGCGTGGTGTTGTCCAGCGGCGAAGCAATGCCGATGTCGAATGACTTGTCGACGTTGCTGATCAGCGCCGTGACCTTCACGCCGGTGATGATTTCCACCAGCTGGATGATGCTGTCGGCGGTGCCGTCGCTAATGTTGCGGGCGATCTTGGCCTTGACCAGCTTGCGGTAGAGGTCGTTGTTCAGCTGAGCGTCGATAGCCTCGCCATCGCCGATGTAGGGCGCGACGTTGTAGTTGGTGTAGCTGTCGTTGCCGCCATATCCGAACACATCGAACTCTGCGGAGCGCAGGATCGGCCGCCTCACTCCAACGATTCGCCCGATCACGTCGAGCATTTCGCCGGTCACTGTGTCTACGTCATAGCTGCCGTAAACCTGATCCAGCGGCGCTTCCAGGTGCTGGTTGGCAATTTCTGGCGCTATCGTCAGCCAGCGCACCATGCGCGGCTTGTCGCGGTACTCACTGATGATGCGCGACTTGGCTCGCGCGACGTGGTCCATGCTCATGGGATCACCGTGACCGCGATGTTGTCGACGTCAAAGGTGGCGATCTGGGCAATGGTCGGCTGAATTGGCGTCAGGCCTTGAGCGATGGCGCTCAAGCCAATCGTCAGGGATGTGACGTAACTGTCGCCGTACTTGCCAAGGATCTTGTTCGCTGGCGTATACAGCCTGCCAGGAGCGACCTTCTCGCCGATGTCGTAACCGCCCCGGTTGAATCCGATGGTGGTTTCGCCATTGAACAGGCGTCGCGTCGAGTCGGCGACGATGGCCTTTTTGAGCTGATCATCGATGTCGCTCGGCAGGTCGCCTACCTTTTGATACGTGAGCGCCACGAAGATCGGCAGACCCGAGGCGCGCTGAAAGGTCATGGTGTATGGGTTGCCGGTGGTAGGTGACACGCCGGACACCTTGACGCCATTGGCTCCCGGAGCATCAACCCAGGCGCCGGTCTTGACGCTGTAGCGGGGCAGCATCGGCGTGCCGGGGTTGTGTTTCTGGTACATGGCCAGGCCGATGTCAGCATCAGAACCGCCGTTGACGATGACTGCGATACCACAGTAAGGCACGCCGTCGACGTCGAACGGTGAGTCGCTGTTGTTCTCCAGCACCTTCACGTCAGTCACGCCGGTCACGCTAGCGATATTGGCGACCATGTTGTCGACCATGTTGCTTCCCGCGCGGGCCACCGAGTCATTACGGCGCTTGCGGAAGTCAGTTTCGCTCTCGGCATCATCGCCTGCTGCGGCTTCGCTGTTGTTGACCGACGACCAGCCAGGGTATGGCGTGCCGATGATGGTCAGCTCGCCGGGAGAGGCCAGGACTCGGCCCGGAGTGGTGCAAGTCGCGAATCCGGTGCCGGTCTGGCTTACGCCAATCACGATGATGGCCGTGGTCAGCCAAACGGTGTTATCAATACGGCTACGCACCTGCGAGCCCGCTGGAATGGCTGTGCTGGCCTGGCCGACCACAGTGATCGGGGCGATGGAGTAGGTCGCATCGCGGATCGGTACGCCGGAGATCTTGCCGATGTCTCGCAAGGCCTCGCCAGTGGCGCTGTCCGGATCTTTGCTGCGATAAGCCGCGACGACAGCCTCGTCCAGATTGGTCAGAAGTTCGGCGTCGATGCCAATACGCTGACCATCCGGGGAGTCGGCGTCGATGTTCCAGTCGGGATCGATCGCCAGCGTTCGTGTTTTGATGTCGCCTAGGTACTCGTTTAGCGAGCGACCGGTAATGCCTTGTTCGGTGATTTGAGCCATTAGATAACCGCCTGCACATAATTGATATCGGCGCTATCGCCTGAGCTGCTGACGATTGAGGCGTTCACCGTGAGCGTCCGCGCAGCGATGTCCGTGGTCACGCTGAAGGCCGTCATGCCGGCGCAGCCTGGGGTCAGCAGGATTCGTCGACGAATCACTGATTCGCGCGATGCCAGGGCCGAGCCTTTGCCGAGGACGCTGCCGAACCAGTCGGTACCGTCGGTGGTGTCAAGGAACCACTCGCCCAGGAAGAACTTGAGGCGGGTCAGTACGTTTTGAGCGACCTCTTCGGCGCTGTAGCCGGTTAGGAACTCCTGAGGGCCTAGGGCCAGGTCGCCGTCAGCGTCCAGTTTTCGTACCGTCATGGGCTCACCGGTCCTGATATGTCGTCGCCAACCTCAACACCCGCGTGACCGTGCTCGAGACCGATGCTGACGCCTTGGTTGTGGATGGTGGTCATGGTGGTTACGGCCTGCTCGAAGTTGGCAGGCTGTTCAAAGTTGGCCGAGCACTTGACGTTGAGCGACACGCCGTCTATCTCGAGCGTCTTGTCGTCGTGAATCCAGAAATAGGCCGAGCCGTCATTGCTACGCAGGCGGATACCGTCGTTGGCAAAGTTACTGATCGCACCGGGGATCGAGCGGATTCCCGGGATGAAGTAGCAGTCGTTAGCTGAGAAGCGCCGCGACTCGGACTTGATCGCTACCCCGCCCTGATCGACCCAGGAGTCGATGCACTCCTGCGAGAAGAACAGGGCGCCCTCGGTGCCGCTAGCGACCCGGCATTCCAGCGTGCCGCCGGTAGCACCCCAGAACTGCACCGGGACGCAGATGATCGGCCGGCGCACTTCCTGATTACCCTGGCGGTCCTCCAGCATCAGGCCGATCTGCACTTCCGCCATCTGGGTGTCCGGGTCGAACTTCAGCACATGGCCCGGGACGCTGGTGCGCATATTGCCCTTCAGGTACTCGCCGAAGACGTCACGCAGCATCTTGGAGAACTCTGCCTGCGTTCTTGAGGCGAGCGGATCAGTCATCGGGTGGCCCTTTGGGAAATTCCGGCTTGTGCCGCTGCACCGATGCGCAGACAGCTGATTTGGCTTTCCCACTGGTCACCGTGTGAGTCTCCGGCGAACACCAGTGAGTTGACCTTGTAGAAGCCCTCGCCAATCGTGCGGGGGATGTCGTAGAAGAACGCCCCGGAGAACTCGAAACGGGGCGCCATCGATTCCAACTTGATGGTGTCGCCGAGCTTGATCTTGGGGTTGAGCGCGTAGCGGATGCCGACCTCGGTATCGCTCACCACTGGTGAGCCGATCATTCCGGTGCCGGCGCTGATGACATAGACCTGATTGGCCAGGGCAAAGTCGCGCTTGATGATCTTCATCGCGCCGTTCTCAACCATCCAGTCGAACTGGAATGTCTCACCCAGTTCATTCATGCAGGCTGTGGGGTCGCCTTGCAGGATGGTGCCGCGTGACCGCCGCTTGAGTTCGGAGAAGTCGCCATAGAACTGGATATCTGCACCGAATGGCTCAGCACACGCCTCGATGATCTGCACAGGGTCGGTTTCAGGTGACAGCGTGAGATTGATCAGGTTCTGATCGCGCTCCCTGGCTGACGACTTGCAGAAGAAGCGAATGCCCTTAGTGGCGCCGCCGTCTTCCAGTTGCCGCTGTACGTTCACGATCTGCCCGACAAACACCGCGCCAAACTGGCCGGCATACCCTGCTTCCAGTGATATGAACTCGTACTTCTTGGTGACGCCGTCGCCGAGCATTTGGCGCTCGGCATAGGAAGACACGTTGTAGATGGTGATCTCGGCCACGCTGAGCGCGCCGCCGGCGAAGTGAGTGGCCTGAAAGGTGATGCGTAATCCGTCGTTGTCGCCCGGGATGATCTCGCCGGCCCGCATTTCGTAAACTCGCGAACCGGTGACCCGCCCAACCTTCAGCCGGTAGCTGCGCAGAAACAGTTCATCACTCATCGGACCACACCAGTAAGTTGGCGACCCCCAGGTTGTCCGGGGTCGGTTGCTCCCCCTCCAGCGTCAGGGAGCCGTAATTGATCTCTGGCGGCGGGTACAGGCCGGCTAGCAGGTCGACGCCAGGCAGCAAGAAACGGCCAGCGGTTAGAGTGACGCCCAAGGTGGTCAGGATGTTTACGCGGAACACTTCCAAACCGGCCATCCATTGCAGCTCGATCGCCAGCGTGTTGGTGCCCAGTCGAGCATTGAACGCCTGCGCTGGCAGGGCCCGAACGGCAACCTTGTATCGGCTCATCGGATCACCTCGACCGAAGCGTCACCGGTGGCGATCATGGGGGCGCCCTGCGTGGTCACAGTGTCGTTTTTCATGAGTTGATCCGCCGATGTGACACCTTTGCCGATCATCGAGCTGACGATCCGCACCTGCTGAAGCTCGGCGATGAACACCAGGCCGTCCTCATTCTCAGGCCGCGTGCGCTCATCCAGACGGATCAGCATCATGTCGCGCATGATTTCCTTTCCGGTGTCCAGGTCGAACTTCGCTCGGGCTTCCAGAATGGCGGTCAGCGATGCCCAGGCCGTGGAGGCCCTGGTCTCTTCGCTGCCTGACAACAAATAGGCAGAGACGGCGCTGATCGCTGCGCCGCCGATGCCACCAACCGCAGTAGCAACCGCGCCGACGCCCATCATTCCAAGGTCACTCAGGTCCAGGCCGAGAGGGGTGTTTGAGACGGCCCCCGTCAACAGGTAGCGGTTCGGCAGGAGGATCGCGTGGTCGTTCATGTTGGCGCCGAACTCGACCGGAAACTGCGTGAGGTACACCGATTTGCTGGTGACCCCTTCAAGCTTGGCGTCAAACTCCAGCGGCCCTATCTTCGGCAACGTTTTGGTAAAGATGCTCATCAGGGTCATTTTTCAGGGCTCCTGAAGTCCTGCATCGTTTGCTCGGTGAGGTTGCTCAGCTGCTCGGTGTACAGCTGCTTGACCTTCTCGGTGTCGGCACCGTGGATGTGGAATTGGCGGTTGTCGGTGTAGGCCGGCTGGGCAGCTGGTGCCGCCTGGCTCGGCGGTGGCGCGATCGATGCCTGGTTGGGCGGCTGTACGACTGCGTTAACCGAGTATTCGGGAGGAGGCTTTCGGTAGGACTCAAGCCATGTTTTCGCCTGATCCAACATGCTTTCTTGTGGCCTTCCAGACTGCTTCAGTTCTTTCTGGACCCTGGCCCAGACAACGGGGTCGCTTAGATCAACAGCCGGCGCACTGGATGCCTGAGCGTCTTTAGGGGCTGAGCGACCGTAGGTGTCAGCCATTTCACCGCGACGCTCAGCTTCACCTTCGTGATCCGCAGGCCGCTCGTAGTATTTCGATACGACTCCCGCCGCCTCGGAAGGGGTAGCGGCCACACGGAGCTTGTCGCCGGCCGCCTTCTCTTTGCCGCGAGTGAGTTCGTGATTGATAAACTCAAGCTGCTCCACGCCCGAGGCCTGGCGGATGTCCTTGCCGGAGAACTTGGCGAAGTCCGCCTGACGATCTGGATGCCACTGCGCCAATCCGTAAGCCTGGCCGCTATCACCCTCAACGTCATGCTTGAAGCCGCTTTCCTGCTCAATGTTGGCGGTGATGCCCATCGCCTGCTCTTCCGTCCACCCCTTGGACCTGAAGAAATCAATGGTCGCGCCCGCCGCCTCGGTGCCACCTTTTTTTAGCTTGTTGTTCAGCAGATCCGCGTCTTCGCCCTCGTTCAGCTTGCTTGAATAGAAGAGTGCCGCCGCAGTGCCGCCGGCAACTGCCAGCAAGGAAGCGCCACCCGCGGCCGCCGCAGCACCGCCAGCCGCTCCAGCGCCACCCAGACCGATAAGCGCGCGTAGCGCCGCCAATCCCTTGAGCGCAGCGCCACCACCCATCAGCGCCATGGCGATCGATACCAGCTCAATGTTGTCGGCCAGGCCGCCAAAGAACTCCTTCAGCCCCGAGTCGACCAGGTCCTTGTTGTCGCGGTAGAAGGCGACGAAGTCCTCGGCCATGTCGGCAAACGCCGGGGCCAGCTCGCCGGCGATGGTGTTGCCGATGTCGGTGAATACCAGGTCCAGCTCACTGCTCACCTTGGTCAGGCGGGCCGAGTCCTCGATTTGCTTCTGGGTCATCACGGCAAGCTTCCCGCGTGAATCCAGCTGTTTTTCGACCTCGTCACGGCCGCGCATCAACAGGCGCACGGTTGAGTTATCCAAGCCCAGGGCCTGACCAGCCAGGCGCTGATTGAGCTCGCTCATGTGCTCGAACTCGCCGGCAATGTTGGCCATTGCCTCGGCCGTGTCCTGCGCGCCGATGATGGCGTCGGGATTGAGCCCAAGCTTTGCCACGTCACCAAACCATCCAGTGTTCCCGGTGATTGGCGAGGCCATCAGGTCTTGCATCTTTTGCATGGCTGCAAAGGCGTCCGAGGCGCTACCGCCTTGAGCCGTGAGCGCCTGACCAAGCGCCTGCACGTTCTGCGTGCTGAGCCCGGTCAGCTTGTTGAAATTGTTCAGCTCGGTACCGGCGTTTTTGAAGTCGCCGACCACCTTGTCGATGGCCAGCTTGCTCGCCAGCACGGCGCCGAGCTGCAGGGCTGATTTGGTCAGGCCGCCGAACGCCGTCTCGCCCGCTTGGAACGACTTTTCGTCGACCTTGAGGCCGAGCGCGATGAGAAACGATTCCAAGACCTTCACGGCCGGCTCCTTGAAAATAAAAAAGCCCCGCGAGTGCAGGGCTAGTTTTGGCGATTGGCTTCGGCCAGATGGCGGGCGTAGATCATTTCATCCATGACCAGATTCGCCCGCTTGACCCAGCCGAGCGAATAGGTGCCGTCCTGCAGGTCTTTGTAGGTGCATAGCGGCGGACACAGGCCGGGGATTCCGGTGCATGGTCGCCACAGCTCCCAGTCGACCGCCGGGTTTAACCGGGCTCCTGACTCGAACCCACCACCTCGGCTGAATCGGTAGATTTCTGGAAGAGGGTCAGGAGACCGGTAAAATCCTCGAAGACGTTACCAAGAGCCATCACGACCAGCGTGAAGTAGGTCTTAAGTCGGCCCGAGAAGTCTTCCATGGTCACTGGAGTGGTAGAGCCTTCCTTGAACAGCTTGCCCAGCATGGAGTCGCAGACGAAGTTGAAGTCGTCCTCGGGCATGCGGGCGAGCATGGTACCCACGATGCCACCGGCCACCATGAAGGACGACGCAGCGCCAACCTCGGCCAGGGCCAGGCCGCGAATCATCGGATCGACGCCGTACTTGCCCAGCCGAAACAGCACCGCGCGCTGCTTCTCGGCGCTGGGCATGGCGAAGCGGTAGGTCACGCCGTCATGCTCGATTGAGCGGATGTAGGCTTCAGCCTGACTCATACGATCACGCCTTTATTAAATTCCATCACGAAGGTTGCGTCATTCATGCCGGGACCACCGCGCGCCATCGACTTGCCGCGAGTGATAACGCCCTCGGAGAACACGCCTCCCTCAAGGCCGGCGATAGAGGCATAGGAGCCGGAGATCTCAGCCTTCGCCGTGACCTGCGCTTGCATTGCCAATGCCTGCGGACTGCCTGGCATAAAGTTGACGGTCAGGCGCAGGCCAGGATTCTTGCGGTGGAATCGCACGGCGTTCCCGCCCAGACCTCGACTCAGGTTCGCCGCATCATCGATGTATTCGAGCGTGAATGGTGGATCAGTGCGGCCCCAGTCATCCAGCACGCCGACGCCGGTGATGACCACGATGGTGTTTTCTACAGAAAGATCGGAAAGTGACATTGGTCAGCGCCCCTTATTCAACGTTGGCCGTCAGGTCGACGGCATGGATAGCGCCAGCACGGAAGATTCGCATCCGGATCGGAGCAGAGTCGCGTTCAGCTCGCTCAGCATCCGAGATCAGCAGGATTTCCTCTGCCTTGGTCAGCATCTCGTAACCGCGGCTCAGCTTTTCCTCGCCGGTCTCATCGTCGGTGATCAGGCGCGCGCCCAGGTAACCGTTGTCGATGAACTTCTCGCCCGTCTGTGCACCAGCATTGATCAGGACCTGCTGACCCGATGGGGTCTGGCGAAGCTTGGTCGGAACCTTGATCAGCGCGTTGTACAAGGACACCCGCTCGAAGTTGACGAAAGCGTCCAAGTTGAAGACGTCGTCGATGAATTCGCCGTAGGACGACGTAGTCTTCGAGTTGATGATTCGACCCATGTCCTTCTCGCCGCCGGTCTCGACCACGGTGTAGAAGATGGCGCCCTTCGCTTTCATGGCGCCATATGCGGTAGGGGTAAGGCTTTCGGCGTCGATGCCCGGCAGCTTCTTGAATTCACCAGTAATGGTCGAGTTCGCGGAATTGAAATTGACGCGACTGAACACGGCAGCCAACTCAAAGCCGGCATAGAGTTCGGTTGCATGACTTACAACGAACATGCGACGCGAGCCTTGGGTGAAGGCCTTGCTAACAATATCGGTGGTGATCGCTGGATCGCGCACGCCCGCCTGATTGGTGGTAAAGGCGAAGAACTTATTCGCGGCATCACCAGCAGCACCCAGAGCCAGCACTACCGCATCATCACTGCGAATAGAGGTCTCGAACTCGTACCAGTAGAACCAGATGCCCTTGCTGATTGCGTCATTCAGTGACTGGATCGGGGAGTGCTCCTCGATGCGTAAGTAGATACGCAGGGTCTTGGGCTTCGGTACTGCGGAGAACCACGCCAGCGCCGCAGCGTATGGGTCGGAGGCGATGTTAAAGTGGGCCGCCACTTGTGTCGGCGAACCGTAATCGCGATACGAGCCCTCGGCAAATGTCGCGTCGCTCGACGAGTCGAAGTCAGCAAAGACCATGCCCGCGCCAAAGTTGGAAGTTCCAAGCCCGGCAGAGTTGATCAGGACGTTGATGTTGATGATTTCTTCAGCCGGATAAGCCATTTACTTCCCCTTGCGCAATGGCGCCAGATTGTTCGGTTTGCACGGAGAACCCCGCGCGATAGATCCGCTGGATGCGGTCTTCAGCGATCGATTCGCCGTAGAGGTACAGAGTGAGCTGGGCGCGCTCTTCCATGGCGGCCTGGTAGAGCCCGGTCAGGTTGTTGATCGGTGATACGCGGGACCAGCCCAGCTTTGCGGTTCGCAGGAGGGCCTTTATCGGCTCGCGCTTATTCGCCTCGCAGATCGCTGCGGCGTAACCCATCGCGCCAGAGCGGTAGAAGTTGATGCTGAATCCCAGGGTGTACTGGGTGGCGACCTTGGCGATGATGTCCTTGTATTGCGGGTCATCCTCGGCAACGACGCTGCGCTGCGAGTTGAGCGCCTGACCGAACTGTTCGGGGTTTTGCAGGCGCACCGCGCAGTAGCTGCCGGCTGGGGCGCCTACACCAGGGTCCCCGATGATCACCTTGTTGGCCGGCAACCCGGTCGCCGCGACTACAATCCGGCACACCGCCTTGGATAGCGCTTTTTCGTCAAGCATCGGTATGCGCCTCCAGACTGGCGATCTCAGCCGGGTCCAGCTTGGCCACCACCGCTCGGCAGAAGTTGTGCCAAGGCCTGAAGTCGCGGTTGACAGCCTTCCACCAAGTAGCTGGCTTATCGGGCGTCTCCGCAAACACCAGGATGTCGGACAGCTTGCCGTCGGTTGACAGTTCGATCCCTTTGCCGTCGTTGCGATGGATCACCCGGAAGTCATCCACCCGCTCGGCGCCAATCTGCAAGAACTGGATCTCCTTGTCTCCGACCGGCTGCACGTTGGCGTCGAAGGTGTCGGTGTAACTCAGCATTAGGGACGGCTCGAAGTCGACGATGTCGCTGGTATAGCGATTCAGGACCACCCCCTTGTGCGTCACGAAGGGGCCGCTGACGTGGCCGCGCATGTTCAAGCCCATCACAAGCCCTCTTCGATTGGGTCGCCTGCCTCGGCGATGACGTAGCGAATGGATTGGCGGAAGGCGCCGGTATCGATCAGAGGGTTGTCGGAGCCCTTGGCAGCAATCGTCGATGCGGCGTTGGGCGGATCCTTCAGGTCGGTGATTTCCTGCTTGATGTGGCCCTCGGCGAGCTGCCCCATCTGCTCGAGCAGAATGCGCATGGTCATTTCACCGCTGAGCACCTTGGGAACCATCACCTCGGCCAGTCGCAGGTATTGCGGGGTGCCTTTCTCGATGGCCGGGCCCAGCACGGGGCGCGCGGGGATCTTGCCGTCAGCAGAGCCGAAGTTGTTGACCGCCGCGATAGTCGCCAGGGTCAGACCGTCTTCGTACGTGCCGGCGCCTTTCGGAACGCCGGCCAGGACGCGAGCATCACCTTCCAGTTTCTTGGCCAGATCCCTCATCGCCTGCTCGACCTGCTGCTTGCCGATCAAGCTCACGTCCGGCCTGATCATACGCAGACCGCTCCCATGCCAGCCCGGTCCCGCAGGTGCAGGTACTCGACACCGTATGGGGTCAGGGCCAGAGCCGCCTCCCGCGTCGTCAGGCTGGCGTTCGCCGCCGGGATGGCGTAGGACACCGATTCATCACGTACGCCCTTACTGGCCACCGCGTAGGGTGTCGAGGCGCTGCCGTCTGCCATGGTGGCGTCGGTGGTCGCCGTGTTCCAGGTCAGGTAATGCGCCGCCAGGGCGAACCAACCGCGCTGCAGGAGCGAGTACGGCTTGTAGTCGCCCCATCGGCAAGCATCGAGCTCACCGCGTGCGATATACAGCGCCTTCGTGATCTTGGAATCAGACCAGGTGGCACTGTCGGAAAATTCTTCGTGGAACGCTCGGAAGTCAGCAATGATCGCCGGCGTCACTTCAATGGTCAGTTCAGCCACGGTTGCAACCTCCAGAAAGCAACAGCCCCGCACTGGGCGGGGCTATCGGTGTTACTTGGCTTTTGAATCAGGCTTTGCCGCCTGCTCGATCTTCAGCCATTTAGCCTTGACGAACAGGCTGTCTTTCAGCTCTTCAGCGGCCTTGTCGTCGAAGTCCTCGATCACTTCGCCTGGCTGGATCGTCAGATCCGCCAGTACCAGCGGGTGAACGCTGGAATTGGTCAGAGTTGCCATGAAGCCTCCTTAGATACCGTCGACGTACAGGTGGGATGCCGGTACGCGCAGCTCGGTACCAGCGGTGCGAACCACGCCTGCTGCCTCGAACACCAGGCCGCCATGCGCAGGGATCGGCGCATTCAGGGTGTAAGGCATTGGGAGGTGGAACTTGGCGAACTGCGGATTCTTGGTGTAGATCATCATGCGGTTGCCGCCACCAGCACCGGCAGTGGCCGCCTGCAGGACTGGCTCGATGGTGATCTTCAGCACGCGCTCCAGGTAACTGACCAGGGTTTCCGAAGTGTTCGGAATCCGGAAGGTGGTCAGCAGGCCGTACTCGGTCAGCGGCAGCAGGATGTGCGTCGGGCGGAAAATCGAGTTGGTCTGGGTGCTGTAAACACGCAGGATCGCGTTGTTCAGCAAGGTCAGGATCTCGTTGGCCGCGGTCTCGCCGCCACCGGCCAGGATTGCCGCGATGGTCTTGTTTGCGCCGCCCAGCAGGGTGCCGGTCGCCACGACTGGAACGCCTGGGTACTTCAGCAGGCCGCCAGTAGCCAGCGAAGGCCAGCGAGCATCACCCACCATGGCCACGCGATCCAACCATTGCTCGGTCAGGGTGCGGACAGCGATTGGCTTCTCGGCCAGGTAGTTGATGGCGCCGCCGAAGCCAGTGGCGTTCGCCATTTCCTGAGCCTTGCCCACTTCGATCTGGGTGTATTTGTAACCCAGGCCGCCCTGGATCACGTCCACGCCACCGACCTTGGCTGCGATCTCAGCCAGCGGGAAGTCATGGGACACATCGCCGATAGGGGCAGGCTCACCCTTGTAGTCGAGCACCTTGAACGCGATGGACTCGGTGTAATCCGGGGCCGAGGTGTCCACGTTCAGGATCGTCGGGTATTTGATATCCGGGTACGGCTGGCGCAGAACTTCCTGTTCAACGTAGGTCAGTTGACCAATCAGGAAGCCCAGTTGCGCCTGGGGGGAAGCGTCGAAAGTTCGCATTGGTCAGTCCTTATGCGGCGAGAGTGGTGGTTGCGACAGCCTTGACCTGAACCAGTACCAGCTCGCCAGCGGCGGCGGCAGTCAGGAAGGTGCAGCCGACCAATTCATGGTTGCCAGCGGTGGCGGCGTTGGTGATCTCGCCGGTGGTTGGCAGGGCGTAGACCTTGGCGCCCTTGACGGCACCGGCCAGGGTCTTGACCCAGATGCGGCCATGCGAGAGCAGGCTGACTTCTTCGCCTGCGCGGTAGCCGCCGACAGAGTTTCCGCTGTCAGACACTTGGCCGGTCAGGTAGCTGCCGCTCACGCCGACAGGCTTGCGCACCGAGATACCGAGGAAGAAGCCGGCACCGGCGGCAGGCAGCTTGCCCGAGCGGTCTGCGGTGTCAGAGACAACAACACGACCGAACGGAATGGCGACCGAGGCAACGGCGGTAGTGACGTCCGCCATAGACAGGTCGTTGATCTGGCCTTCATAGGCCTTGCCGGCGTACTGGCCGAAGGTATCGATTGCAACGCCCATTATTTCTCACCTCGCAGGAAGCTGTTGTAGGCCTTGGTGCCGTCGAGAGTCGCCTTGGTGTTGACTTTGGTGGCGTCGTCAGCAAAGCGCTTCAGGCTGTCGTTGACTGTCGACTTGTCGTCATCCTCGTCTTCGTCCTTGGTTTCCTCTGCCTCATCAGCAGCGGCGTCGAAGGCAGCCAGTACGTAGGCCTCGGACTTGGCAGCCCAGTCACGGGTCGGCTTGAGTTGCGCCATGGCGGCGCGCTTGATTTCGAGCGGGGACACCAGGCCCTTCGCGTCGAACGACTTCACGACCCTGGCTGCCAGGGCGATGGTGTCGAGGGTGGACTTCACGCGAGCGCCGATAGCAGCGTCAGAAGTTTCCTTCTTGGCCTCTTCCAGCTCTTCTTCAGCCGCGTCCTTGGTGGCTTCGGCCTTGTCTGCGCGATCCGACTCTTCATCCGCGAACTTCTGAAGGGTTGCAACGGCGTCTTCGACTACCGAAGCAGCCTCTTCGTCAAGGATGATGGAGCGGCTTTTCTTGGAGTCTAAAAAGACTTTCCGTTGTGCCATTGGTACACCTTTCGGTTTGTGGTCAAAAATGCGGGCGACCTTGCCTGCCCGGGCTGCGTCTACAACCGCGTTGTGGTTGATCAGGATGTCGCGTTGTTCGTATTCGTAGGCCGTGCCAGACACCGGATCGATGCCGGGGGCTTCGACGTACTCGGCCAAGTAGCCAGGGGACAGCTCAGATTTGCCCGACTGGATATCGTCGATAGCGGTCTGGTCCTTGATGATCATGTCTACGATCAGGTTGTCACCGTCGCGCTCAACGCCACGCACGTGCCCGACCGAGACTTCCTTGAACGTGGTCGAGTCGACTAAGTCTTCGGGGTGGTCATTGGTCACGTCCTTATCGAGGTAGCTCGCCATCGACTCAGGCTTGAATACCTCTTCGGGGGAGCGGTAGACGTTGACGATCCGCTCGGGGCCGTCGAGGTCCAGCTCGCTCGACAGGTACTGATACACGCCAGTGCGGGCCGCAATTCCCTTCACGCACAGGAAACCCTCGGGCGTGACAGTGCGCGACGTAGGCTTGAAGGCCTCATCGATGGTCATTCTTTTCATGGGTTACCCGTTCTGGTCGGGGAAATAGTTCACGCCGGGGATCATGGCGATACCGACGCAGCGGCAGAGCGGGTGGTGCTTGCCCGGGTGCAGGTTGGTGACGCCTTTCCAGGTCGCACCCTCCGCCACCTTGTAAACCCCTGGCCCGTAGCCGATGTCCTGCCGCGCAATCCCCCAGCAGCTGATCTTGGCGTTCGGGTATTTGCCGGAAGGGTTACCGGATACCCGCACGTCGTCAGCATCCTGGGCCTTGTAGTGCACGATCCCGGCTGCGGTCTGGCGCTGCCGGGTCAGGTCTGAATTGAGTTGCGACACCTGGTCCCGCGCAATCAGCTTTGCCCGGCGCGCACTGACGCCCGTCTCTTCCTGAATCTGCTTGGCGATGGTGGTAGGCGCGAGGCCGTCCTTCATGCCACCCAGCACAATCGTCTCGACCTTTTTGAAGTAATCGGCCGGGATGGACTTGATCAGGTTGACGTTCTCGGCAGTGGAGGCTTCCAGATAATCCGTCATGCCCTTGGGCTTGGTGATCAGCTGGAAGTCGATGCCCACGGCCTTGTTGATCGAGTCGCGGAAGTCCTCAGCGTTGTCGGCTTCGGCACGACTGATGGTCGTTGCGGCTACCCGCTGGATCTGCGCCTCGAACAGCGGAAAGGTGAAGCGCTGGGAGACGCTGCGAATGGACTTGAGGATCTCGTCCGTCCAGCTGCCATCGAGCGTCACGCGGCTGTCTGCGATGTAGGCCGGCTTCAGGCGCTTCAATGCCGGCTCAAGCGAGGCGATCAGCTCGGAGGCCATCGCCCTGACCAATGCACGCAGCTGACCGAGGTAGTAGCGCTCAGCCTCCTTGCTGGGCATGACCGGTTTAGGCGCCTTCGGCTTTTTCCGGCGTTTTTCCATCAGCGCCTGGTTCGTAGCCGTCAGTTTCGCCAAGGGAGAAACCGGGGAGGTCTTTGCCGTCGTCGCCAAGGCCATTGTCCTGATCCTTCTCCAGCTGCTCTTGAGCCTTGATCTGCTCATCGGTGATGGCGTAGGTGCCTTTCGACTGTGCGCGGCGCATGGCATGGCTTGGGCGAATCACACCGCTCTCGATGTTCATCGCATCCGCCTGGGCGTCGGCAAGGTCTTCCTGAGCCTGCTCATTGCCCGAAGGCAGTGACAGCGGATTCCACTCGAACTCGATGCCTTCCGGGTACGTGCCCAGCGCCGAGCGGATCAGCACCTGGTCCAGCGCCTCAAGGTCTAGACGCATCTGGCCGTCCTGCTTGCCCTTGATGGTGCCGTGGTACGTCTTCAGATCGCCTTCACCGGTTGAGCTGAGGCCTGCTGCTGATTGGCCCCACAACTCGGTCACCGGCATTTCAGCGGCGCCTGCCGTCCACACCATGAACTGCTCCATGATCTGGCTCAGACCGGAGAAGGCGATGCTCTTTCGGTCAAACGTCTCGTTGCCCTCATCCAGCAGAGCCAAGTTCACGATCGACTTCATCATGCCGAACAAGCGATACCGCTCGGTGATCATGTCTTTCGACGGACCCGCAAGCTCGCTCTTCAGGTTCTTCACGCTGATCGTGTCGACGTTGGCTTCCAGTACCAGGGAGGCGATACCGCCCTTGGTAGCCACCACGTCGCGCAGGTCAGACATGCAGCGGCGCAGGCGACTGTCACCCCACCCCTGTTCGAACATGCGCATGCGGCGCGGCAGGCGAGCCCCAGTCCGGCGAACGATGTGGCTGTAGTGAATCTTCTGGGTGCCGTTAACCATCATGTAGAACTCGGGCATCATCCAGTTCGGCTTGAGCGGGTCGGTCAGGTTGAATTCAATCGGCTGGATATCCCAGCGATCGAGCACAACCAAATTCTTCAGCCCGCCCTTCTTGACCTTGTCCAGGTCGAGCGGCTGACTCAGATCCTGCTTGGTCACCATCAGCAGTGCAGCACCACCGTACAGGTCCGCCCAGCAGCAGGTATCCAGATAGGCTTGCTGCACACCGAGCCGGCGCTCTTCGGATTCGATCTGCTTGGACTGCTTGCCGCTGAACTTGCGCCATTCACGCAGCGCGTCTTCGTTCGGCTTGTCCACGATGCGGCGGGCGATCCAGTTGGACTGATACGCCGCTTCCAGCTCGAACTGGTTCACGAACTCGAAACCGAAAGAGTTGTGCGTGCGCTTGTCTCGACCGGTCCCGAGATTGGCTACCAGGTTCGAGAGGCTGTCAGTCGTGACTACGCCACCCGAATGCACCTGAATTCGTGGTTTTGACTCGGTCATGATTTAGGTCCTATTCCGCGACACGTTTTCGCGATGCTTGTTTTGTGTCGCGAGATATCTCATCAGCGCACTCAGCGAATGCACTCATGAGATACGGCGGCCATGTAGACCGCCTCAGCTTCAATCCCCCGGCGTCCATACAAGCGCCTTGTGCTTGCGGTTCGCCATGGGCAGGAGGTTGCAAGTTACGGGTTTAGGGCTAGGCCCCAGGGGATTCGGTGGAGGGTGCTGCTGTAGTGCCTGACCTACAGCAATCGGATCTGGCGGCGATGGCAACTTGGGGATGTTTGCAACGAAGGCATATTCGTGCCCTGCGTCGCGGTAGGAATGCTCATCCACAATCTCGACATTGGGCATCTTGGCAGCGAGCAGTCCCGCCAGGGCCAGGCTAAGCGCACCACCCATCAAAAGAATTCGCATGAATCACCGCACCTTGATCTTTGTTCCCCGCCCAACCCAGTACGCCACCTTGTCGGGGTCTGGGTTCAGTCCGGTCAGATTGGAGACGAGCTGAACACCGTGCAGGTACGCATGCAGCCACCAAGCGAGCCTGATGGTCACCTTGATCTCTGCGACCTTCATGTCACTTCACCAGCTTCGGCTGAAGGACCACGCGAGCGATCATCACCAGCAGACCCAGCACGCCATAGGCCACTGGTGGCAGCACAGCCTGAAGTTGCGGCATCAGCTGTTCAGCTACCCCCAGGGCAGCAATGGCGCCGCCGGCCTGAACGCTGGTCATGCTCAGCGCTTGCTTCCAGTTATCGATCAGTTGCATTGGTCACTCCTGCCGCTTGGGCAATTTGAAGTCGGTGAATCGGTCAGCCAGGGCGGCAACCTTCTTCACGCCGAGGGTGCCGATGCAGGCGCCGACGGCAGCTGCAAGGCTCGAGGGGAGGTTGAAATATTCGAGCAGCGGGAATGCCCCGGCTGTGATCGCTCCACACAGGCAGGACTCAAGCAGGGCCTGTCGCCGCCCTCCGCCGCCGTAGATGACGCGCAAGAAGGCGATCCAGCACGACAGCGCCGCGGCATAGAGCATCGGTGAGTTCTGGCTGAGCCAGGCCATGACGATGAGCCAGGTTTCCGGGTTCTTCTCTGGCATATGTGACATCCAGCGTCCTCCCTTGCGGGGAGCGAGAATAGGTCCGGCACTCCCCGCCTCTCTCATCCGCTCGGAGCAAGGACGATGGCGTGGGTGCCAGATACGAAAAAGCCCCTGCGGATGCAGAGGCCTGAATGAGGCCCTCTCCGGGCGCGACGATTAAATGCGCCGATGGATGAGAGAAACTGGAGACGCAAAAAACCCCGCACTTGGCGAGGTTTGGTGAGTCATTGGTGCTTTTGAGCGGCTTAGTCAGGCGTTGCGGCAGGCGCCAAGGAGGGAGACGCGACTTTCTTACGCAAATCTTTGGGGGCTATGGTTTCCCCTAGGACGAAGAAAATCCCCACGCATCCGGCCAATGCCATCGACCCCTTTGCACCCATGGCGACATTAAGCAGGCCGGAGCTAAAAGGCGATACTGCCAAGGCGAAGAATGGAACCATAGTCGCACCGTTCAGGAAGGAGATGACGCACTCATCCTTCATGATGCTCCGGCTTTGCATGAGCCATCTCAACACGACACAGCAAAGACCTACAACGACGGTCCAAGCATCTATGGTCCATTCAGTTACTAGCGATAGGAATGGACCAAATTCCATGTCAGATGATGGCCAGGGATTTGATAGCTACCAAAGCGGACCCAGCACCGACAACAGATGCAAAGCTCATGCTGCCCAAGGAAGAGGTATCAATACCGAACATGCCGGCTATGGCTACACCGACGATAGCGCCAGAGAACATCAGACGCAAAGTCCTGAAATTCAGAGTCATATTACTTCTCCTTGTGTGGGCGGGCTGCTTGAAAGCGGGCGCATTCTGCTAGACGCCCTTATGTTATGCAACTTCTACGACAGCAAATCTAGCCCCGAATTCGACGAATTTTGGAGAATTTAAAAGGCATTTCGAGGGCTTTTATCGAAGATGATATCAATATGATCTCGAAATCCTATCGAATCGCAGAAGTTCGCGACACGTTTTTGCAAAAAATATTTTGTGTCGCAACACCCTTAATCGGAGGTGTTTTCACACTTCCACCCATTCGGACTTAATGTGGAACGAACAAAAAAGCCCAGCGGTTAGGCCGGGCTTTTTGTTGTCACCTACTACGTGCGCAGGAATGACAGGATGGGTAGATAATGGCTCATTGGCTCAATGCCAGTCAAGCAACTTCTGACATCACAAGGCCTTCATGCTCAAGTATGTGCTGAGCCTCCATAAGGGCCAGATCCACGCTGCTCTCCAGAGCCTTTCGAATGTCCCTCCTCCACCGCTCCTGCGTCTTGATCGGATGAGGCTCGTTCGACCAGTTGTCCATTTCGTACCACCCGGCCGGCAGTACGTTGGTCGAGCGCTTCCCGTCCGAGCCCGGCAACTTTGGCAGCGCCCAGGTGACGATGGCGCAATGCAGAAACCGCTCCGGCGCCGGCGACCGCATGACCTTCGTCAGCTCGGCAATGGCAGAGTGCTTGCGCTCGGTGTGCGTCGAGAACTTCGCCACCAATGCCCGCCAATGCGCAGCAGACAGCGACTTGTGCAATCGGCCAAACACCCAGCAGTCGGTGAGGAAAGCGGCCTCCTTGCCAACGATCTCCCCCTTCTGCTTGGCGCACTGCACCTTGGGTTCAAAGTCACAGCCACCGGCAGAGTTGATGGTCTCGGCGGCTAGCGCCCGAACAACTGCGGATACCACGTTGCGATAGGTCATGCTGCTGCTCCCTTCAATTCTCTGGTCAGTGCCCGGTAATCGGCCTTGATGGTCTTGATCTCGTCGACGGTGTACTTTCGGGCCGAATGAGGCCCTTCGAGCCACTCGACTTGTGCGTCGCCGATCAGCTGTAGGAGCGAAAGGCGGTAATTCACCAGGTTGCCGGACAGGTGCGTATTGCACGGGGCGCACTGCTTCCACACGTTGAGCGGCTCGAATCGCAGTTCGGGGTTCGCTCCCACAGAGCGGTAGTGCCCAGCGTGGTATTGGCCTTCGTGGTGGCGACCGCAACTCACACAAGGACGATCGGCGTCACGCAGGCGAATCCATTCGTTGAATGCGGCCTGGGCTTCGCGCAAGTGATCCGCCCTGCTCTTCAGCTTCTCCTTGCGGACCTTGATCTCCCGGCGTTCGATCTGTGCCAGCGACTTCCGCGCCTTCTCCTGATTCACATCCTTGATGGCCAGGCCGCACTTCGGGCTGCACACGGCCTGACCCAGGCGCTGCGGCGGGAAGCTGATGCCGCAGGCCGGGTTTTTGCACTTCTTCGGTCGAGGCTGTTTTGCTGGAAGCCTCATGCAGCCACCTCGCCCAGCAGATCCGTAAAGACCACACCGCGCTCCGTGAAATCGGCCACGATGCGATCGGTGTAGGCGATGCCTTGGGCGCGACTGAACAACCGGGTCACCGGGAAACCATCCGGCCCGAACAGAGGGCAGCTACCCATCAGATCGAGCTTCTGCTCGTAGGACAGGTGCCGCATGGTGCGATACCAGGAGTTACGGAAGTCGTCTTCCTCGTTCAGCAGGATCTGGACCCCGAAATGCAGCTTGCAGTAACGGCGCGCGTCGTCGACGTCGCCGATCTGCGTCATCGCGGCGATGCGCTGGTACAGCGAAAACCACAGGGCGTTCTGGTCCAGGGTGCGATCCTTGCCCGGGCGCAGCGACACGACGACGAACTTCTTGTCGCGGTACATGGTGGTCAGGCTGGTGATGGCCTCGGAAAGCTTGGCCTGGCTGTTGACGCTGATCTTGTCAGTCATGCTTGGCCTCCTTGATCATTTCGGTCTGCTCATCAGCCCAGGGAAACCGCGCGTGCTCGCTGAAATCAATTTCCCAGTGCGCAGGCTCGGTCATTCCGACGTTGTCGTAGTGCGCCTCACAGTGACGGCACTCGAACACGTAAAAGCCCGGTCCTTGCTCGAAGTAGTCCTCGGCATTTTCGAGCACCTCGCCCTGTATCAGAGCGATTTGATCGACGCAGATTGCGCCGTGCACCGCGCTGATGAATGGGGTGTCACCCTCGCCGAGAAACACCTGAACCCATACCGACTCATCCGGATTGCGCCATGCGTCGGCGTCATATTGGGTCTGCTCCAAATCATCGCGCAGCGCCTCGTTCTCGGCCTGGAGCTGGTCGCGTTCGGCAGTCAGCGCATTCCGCTTATCCCCCAGATGCTCAACCAGATCATTGGATTCATTGAGGTCAGACTTCAGCCGCTCGTTCTCGGCGATCAGGGCCAGGACCGTGGCAGGGCTGGCTGCACGATCAAATGCGACGGTGCATGGCAGATGCGGCGAATCATCGGATGGCATTGCAGCCACTGCCAGGCGCTTCAGTTCGCTGTAATCGCTCATGCCGTCACCGCCATTGTGAACAGGACGCAGAACACGCCGATGGAGAAACCAGCCATGGTGCAGGCCAGAGTGATTTTGGATTGGATAACCATCAGGAAGCCTCCTTGCCGCGCTGCGGCTCTCGCTTGATGTTCAGTCGTGCCAGCAGCTGCGCACGCGCGGCGCCGCCGGATGATGGAATGCCCTGAACGTCCAACAGCCGAACCTGACGCTGATTGGCGAATTCCTCGGCCAGTTCCAGCTCGGTCTTCTGGCCGTCGTGGCCGATGCCAATGGCGATGTCCTCGAGCGGCAGACCCGCTACTAGGCGGCGAATGGTGATCTCGTAGGCCCGGTCGAATACCTCGCTGGCCTTCTCCGGGATCAGGTCGCCGAGGTTGTGCATCTCGCATTGCAGCGCGGCGTGGCGAACGGCCGGATGGGACCAGGTGCGATCGCCAAACCTGCTTGGGTGGGAGTTTTCCAGCGCCTCGCGAAATGCCTTGTCGTGAGGCGGGATGCCCAGCATTTCCGGGGTCGGCTGGCAAAGCTTGATGAACCTGCCCACGCTCGGCATAAAGTCCGTGCCCAGCGAACGGCAGCGCTCAACGCCGAATCGGATCTGCTCCAGTTGGGTGATCCCCTCGACGATGAATGCCTTGATCCAGCTGCGCTTGGCAGAATCCAGCGCGTCATCGGTCGGCCAAGCCTGCTTCCAAGCCGGGAAGATGGCCTGCAGTTCCTTGAACAAGGCGTTGACGACATCGATCGTTCCTGGCGGCAGGGTCTTGGGCATGACAGGTATCGCCGGCGGCTGGTAATTGCCGACAGCAGCGCGCAGGTCAGTGGTCGCACCGGTAACCTTCATGAGTTGAGCCGCGCTCCTCGGCGGCTTTGGCTTGTTCACAGACCACCGTCCAGGTTCTCAGCCCAGGCTCGGTTATCGAAGTCGGGGCCATTGGCCTGACGACGAGGCGGGAACTGGTGAACATTGTTCGCAGCGGGCGCCGGCTCGGGCACTTCGTCCTCCCAGCGCTTGCCGTTGAGCCAGGTCGACGGGTGCGGGATGAACTGGCCGTTGTCCTTGGTCCATTCGGTGTTGACGCTCTGCGCGCCCAGGGCCTGAACCATCACCTCGAACAGCTCGGCGGTCAGGGTGAGCTTGTCCCACGCCTTGCGTGCAGCCTCCTTGCCAACCTTGCGGGGATACAACGACCAGAACCGGGCGAACAGCTCAGCTGAATCGACTGCATCATCGCTAGAAGGCTTTTGATCTTTATCTTCTCTTCTCTTCTCTTCTCTGGTCCGCAATTTGTCCGCATCACTAGCGGACACATTTCGGACGTTTTTCGTCTTTCTGTCGTTCCGCTTGCGCTCGTTATCGTTGGCGCGGCGCTTTGCACTTGCCCCGTTATGTTCGTCAAAGCGAGGCATTACAAGGCCCTCATCCTCCATGCAGGCCCACTCAACGTCGATCATGGCCTGCGTGAAACCCGGCCACCCGACAACAGCATCCATCGCATCAGTGGTGTAGCCAACGAGCACACCGTCATCGCAATGAGTGTCAAAAGTGCTCCAGGCAACATGCAGTCCACCAATGATCCGAAGTCTGTCCGCTTTCAATGCGGACACCATGCGGAAAACTTTCGGATGGGTTTGAAGTTCGATGCGCATTTTGATCCAGTCCCCGGCCATTACACGGCCTCCCGAAGTTGGTATTGAGCCCACAGGCCAGCCACCCAAGTGACGCCCTTGGGGGTGAATTTGGACTGGTTGAAGGCATGCCCGCCGTCAGTGGTGCCAGCTCGCACCTCAAAGCGCCCTGCGTCGATGTGAGGCTGATACGCTTGCCATTCGCCGCCCATGCGGTACATGATTTTTTTGTCGATCAGGAATTCACGGAACCGGGACTCGTTAGCCTTTAGCAGCTTGGCGGTCTGACGGAAGCCCTTAAGGCCGGTGGAATCGACGTAGTTGTCGACGAAGGCGATCTTCGGCGCCGCTTCAATGAGGGCCTGGCTGGCGATCTGCTGGAGTTCGAATTGCTCGGCCCAGGCACGCGCGGCAGCGGCTGGATTGGAGAAGTCGGGTAGCGTTGCAAGAACTCGCGGCCCCTCGAGCTCCTTCAGCTTTTGCAGCACGGATCGGCGAACGGCTTTCGATTCGCGCATGCCGACGAGCATGCATTGATCCAGGGTCAGGTCGTAGCTGGCCATGTCCACGCGGCTTTGGGGGTGTGCAATTGTTTTGCACTCCCCCAGCTCATCACCGAGCTCATCTTGCACGCGGATAATGAACTGGTCGTTCCTGACTTTCGGCTCGCCAGCCTGGCTGCGCGCCTCGTTGACCATGTCGCGAAGGTCGATGCTCGAAATCGTCCGCGACACGTTTTGCGATTGCATAAAACGTGTCGCGACCTTGTTCTGGGGATTGCTGGTTTCTATTGAATGGTGCATGATTCGCTCCACAGCGTTTGAAGAGAGCCGGGTCACTACCCCGGCTTTTTTTTGCCTACTGAAAACCTCAGTCCCTTAAAAGGACCCTTTCTTTGGTCCCTAATAAGAGACTGAGCGCTTACCTTCGCGGCCCGAACTGGACTACGTTGTCCTCATTGGATTTCCCCCTTCGCGAGAGAAATCGACCGGCCTTGCGCAAGATCTGCGATGCCAGCTCATCAGTGCTAACTCCCATCTCCGAGGCCCAAAGTTCCAGGTCCTCGAAGTCGTTCTTCCTGAACTGCGCGACCTCAACCTCGCGGATCGGCGTTGCATCGTTTGCTGCTGGCATCGGTCCTCCCATGACCTATTCAGGCCCTGAGCTTTTTTTCGCTAATTAACGGCAGGTAGCCGTGCTCTTTCTTGAATGCCAAGGCGGCGAGAATGATTTCTCGAGCCAGCACGCTGTGTTGCGCCTTGAGCTCATGGGCGTACCCCTTGAGCTCAAGGAAGTCTTCGTCATCCAGACGAACCTTGACCTGGTGGTCGTGGCGGTGGGCTTTGTCGTCATAGGCCATCAGGTGTTCCCCTGCTTGCTTCTGTGATCGTGTGGTCTGGATGAACTTTGCAGTTACGCTTCAGGGCCTGCTCAGTCCCTTCTTCGGAAAGGCTTTACTGCTCCCCGCGGATTTCGGGGTTTTGTCCGTTGAGCCAGCTCTCGACGCATCAACTCGGCGGCCAGTTCTTCGGGGGTTACCCCCCTCTTCTCTGCCTCACGCTCAAGCTGCTCCATCTCTCGCTGGCCCAACTGGACCTGTTCGATAGGCATGGGGCCTCCTTTGGGCCTTCAAGCCACTTGGTGTTCGTCGGTATTCTCCGAAGCCAATGCAGCAAGCTGCGCTTCCAGCAGCTCACGGCACAAAACCGCTCGCTGAGTTCGGTGAAACTTGGCCAAAGCCTGGATTAACTCGAAGGTGTCCTCGTCAACCCGGACCTTGATCTCTCGGTCATGTAAGTGCTTGGGATTGGCATACATGCGGGTCTTGCTCCTTGCGATTGAAATTGATTAAGCGGCAGATTTTTGAGATGGGAATGGACGCTGCTCTTGAGCCGACAAGCTGCCGTCGTCCCCGAGGGTCACGAACACATCACGGCCAACACGGATCGCCTTACTAAGGGCGCCTTGCGTGCAGCCAAGCATTTGCGCGGCCTTCGTATGGCCATGCTGTTTTGCAAATTCGGTAAGCGGGATACGGCGCATAGCGACGTCCTCTACATAGGTTTCGCGCCCAGTATGACCGCCGGTATTGTTATCAGTCAATACCGGCGATATTGGTTGAGCGAATACCGCAGGTAATATGATTTGCCGATGACTAAAGACTCTCGAAGACTGCCGCTTGCCGAATGGCAATTGGAAGACAGCGACCGCCTGAAAGAAATTTTTCAGAGGAAACGCGGCGCGCTGAAACTCACCCAGGAGAAGCTTGCTGCAGAGCTTGGTGATGGTGTTACGCAAGGTGCTGTCAGCCACTTCATGAACCGACGCACCGCACTGAGCCTAAAGGCCGCAGCAGTGTTTGCGCGCATGCTTGAAGTACCAGTGTCTGACTTCAGTCCGACACTTGCTGAGCAACTGGAAAAACTGAGCTCATCGATAAGCCCCTCGCATGAGCAAGGCATATCGAGAGAGCGTTTGGGCGGTGTCGATGCCGCAAATACGCCATTTCCTGCTGGCGATGATGTCAATCACAGCCTTGATGACCGATACGCTTTCATTCCCCAATACGACGCGAAAGCCGCAGCCGGTATTGGCCACGAGAACCCGCACGTAGAGGTTCGCTCTACCCTGGCGTTCAAGCGCGATTGGTTGAAGGTTAAGGGGGTTAACCCCAATCAGCTCGTGGTTATCTATGCCGATGGCGAGAGCATGTGGCCCACGATCAACGATCACGACGTTCTGCTAATCGATAAGTCGAAGATCGATCCAATCGATCGGCAGGTCTTTGTGCTGGCCAGTGCGGACAAGGGTGCGATTGTTAAGCGTCTGATCAAAACGGCCTTGGGCGGCTGGATCATCAGAAGTGACAATGAAAACAAAGATGAGCATCCAGACCTGATCCTGTCGCGGAAGGAAATCAACGAGCACCGGATCATCGGCCAGGTCATATGGCGAGGCGGGGATTTGTAATACAGGGAGCGCCTGGCTCTTCGTGTCTGCCCTGTCACGCCTTCGTCACACCTACCTAACACAATAGGTCGGCCAAAGGGATTTGGCCCCGTCTACAGATAGCCCGGCCCAGCGCCGGGCTTTTCGTTTCTGGCTATATCGCCTTAAACATGATCGCCTGTCGGCTTTCGCCGAGGACTGTTTCGTAGGTTGATGTGCCAATGAGCTTTAAAGGCGCTTTAAACAGCGGGAACGAAGACTCCCCCTTAGGGGGCATGGTATCCATAAAAATAATGACCGCGGGGAAGCTAGGACTGAATCTGCTGAGCATCAAAACTTTACCGTCCATGATCTGGACCGCTTCATAATCCCCCGCTTCAGCCCAAACAAATTTACCCTCGTGCGGATCGGTTCCTGTCGCCCTGAAAAGCAAGGCAAGATTGTTCAGGTCCTTATGGTTGTCGCCGCCAAGCATAGGCTTTACGCCGGTTCGATTTACCACGCCTGATATGAGGCGCTCATTTTCGCTGCGCTCTTTTTCTTTACCGTCATGTATGTTGGCCAGAGCCTGAGCCTGCCTCTCACTGCAGAGAGTCGGTATGCGCTCCATCTGCGAGCTTGCGACCTTAATGCGCCGTTCTCCTCCGAAGGCGCCTGGAGGGCTCACCACCTCGAGTGTGGCGAGCGAAGCTTTGAACGAGGCTTCATCGTATTTGGCATCACTCTTCCAAAATTTACCGCCATCGATGTTTACGGTCCAACTTTCATCACCCCTGTAGGTTCCTGCGCTCGACGGGTCGATGTGAAATTGGCGCTCATCTTCGGTGCATAGCCCGAAAACATCGATAGTTTGCCCGGTCAGGTTAGAGGTCGCCCGCACACCAATCCGCGTCGCGTCAGATATGTCCACATAACTGAAATCGCCTGCAATGTAATCCGGCGCGCTTGCGCACCCGCTCATAGCCAGTGCCGCTGACAAGGCAATGATCCCTTTCATTTTTTGCTCCGCTCCATAAGTGTGCCGATTGTAGCAGCCACCCCCCCTCCTAACCGTCCGCCGCCGCGCTGGATTTTTATAGCGCCTAAAAAAACATGACCGGAGGTATTGACCTACTGACAATACCGGCGGTATTGTTCACCTGTCGCAGTCACCCAAGAGGGACTGCGAAGGGCCTCAAAGAGGCTCGCCACACGACTGGTGAAGCCGCCAGATAGCCCGGGATCAGCGAAGTGATCTCCCAGCCCCCACCGGGGATCGACTGGAACCAAGTTCTTTAAGCAGGACGGACCAACAGATTTCACTGGCTGGCCTTGGCGACAGGGCCAGACGGGAAATCAACCCAGAAAAAGGATCAACCATGTTCGGCAAACTGTTTGGCAAGAAATCCGGCGAAGCCCGTCAGGCCTTGGCCGTGATGACCAACCGCGATCTGATGCAAGCGTCGATCTACGGCGTCTTCTACGTCGCCTCAGCCGATGGCGACATCGAAAAGGAAGAGCTGGAGAAGATCGAAAAGTTGATCAACAACTCCCCGGCCCTGAAAGGCTTCGGCGCCGAGCTCAGCAACACCATCGACCGCGCCAAGGCTGACTTCAACGACGGCGGCCCGCGCATCATTCGCCAGAACGCTGAGAAGGAACTGAAGGACCTGGCCCACAGCGTCGATGACGCAGCGACCGTCCTGAACTTCATGCTCACGGTTGCCGAGGCTGACGGCGAGATTGAGCCCGCCGAAATGGCGGTGCTGGAGAAGGCCGCCAAGATCATGAACCTCAACCTCAAAGACTACCTGTAGCCATGTTCGGCAGGCTCAGCAACAAAGCGCGCTCACTAGCGGCCTACGGGCTTGCGGGCGGGGTCGTATTTGTCGACTCGGCAAGCCGCATCTTCTCAATGGTGGGTGACTTGATACTGGTCGCTCTGCTTTTGGTGGTGCTGATGGCTGGAAGGTCGAAAGAAAAGCTGTAGGCATCACCTCTGCCCATTCAGCGAGTGGGCAGACGGATGCGGACGATTCTGCACCGCGCAACGCGGCCCCCTGCATCGATTATCTGAAAAGTGGATCGCGCCAAATGGCCTGCGGTCCATATGTTTAAAACGGATGGGCGGCCCTCGCCTACTCCACCTCGCCCCTGGAGGCGATCATGAACACCACGCACAGTTATCTGCCTCGACATCACCGCAAGCCGCCTCCAGTGAGCCACAGCCCGCACGATGATGCTCGGGCAGAGTGGTTGCACAACGCCGCCGAAGAGCTCCTGCGCGGCTGCAGCGTTTCGTTTCAGCGCCGCATGCGCCCTCAGCAAGGCGTGACCGCCGAGGAATTCGCCCTGGCAGTGGATGAGTACGTGAACAACCGCCTGGCCGACAGCGAAGTGCACACCTCGGCGCTGGGCTGGCTGCTGATCACGGCGACGACCGGAAACGCTGATAAGACGGCTGCAGCTGAGTTGCTTGGCAACAGCGATCACCCGCTGGGCAAGCTTGGTGAGATTGCTGAATCCCTACTGGAGCCGCTCGCAGATGACGCACTGATCGCTCAGGCCGAGGACAGCGAGTGAGCCCTCACATTGCCATCGATCAGGCGCTTGAAGGCCTGGAGCATCCCGGCAGCCGAGACATCGACGACAGCCTCGCCGACGGGCTGCTCGTGAGGCTCTTCACTGCCGGCCAGATCACCGCCGAAGAATTCCACCACTACAGCGCTCGCCTGCTGAAGATCAGCCGGAAGCGCAAGGAGTTGTCATGAGTACAGCACCGGTAAAAACGCTGATCGACGAACAGCTCGACGAGTTGCCCGAGCATATGGCCGTGCCAAGCGACCGCCTGCTGATGGTGTTCAAGGGGCCGACAATGTGGGACGCCATGCAGGCAGCTGAGCGGGCTCACATCGAGAACCCGCAGGCCTGGAGCAGGCGGGCATGCCTGTGCGGTGAATGGACTTTGGCGTATGAGGTTAGGGCATGAGCGATTGGATCAGCATCACCGACAGCCTGCCCGTGCCCAACAAAATGGTTCTTGTGTGTCGCGTAGGTAAAACCCGCCACCAGCCGTTTTTTGCAGTCAGGAAGAATCGCGAACTCAAGCCATGGGAATACATCGACGGCGACACCTGCCACACCAGGATCACGCACTGGCTGCCAATCCCGGAAATGCCGAAATGACCTCATACCAGCGCGCCAAGCGCATCCACACCTGGCGCGGATCAGCCGTTGCCCTGCTTCTATTCACCGCCTGGATGCTGGCAAGCGCCTACTCCGGCCAGCTCACCCAATAATTCGTCACCTTCAAACGCTGCGAACATCGCGGCAAGGATTCCCCATGTCCGCAGTAATGAAACAGGTCGACCATGCGCCGGCCATGTCTGAGGCAGCACTTGTTGAGGTCTTGAGTGGCAGCCTGTACCCGGGCGCCGCGCACAACTCGGTCGTAATGGTCTTGGCCTACTGCCAGGCCGCGCACCTGGACCCAATGCTGAAGCCGGTCCACATCGTTCCGGTCTACCAGAAAGGCCGCGGAATGGTCGACGTTGTAATGCCGGGGATTGGCCTCTACCGCATTCAGGCGGCGCGCACCGGGCAATACGCCGGCATCAGCGACCCTGAGTTCGGGCCATCGATCACGACCAAGCTGGCCGGAGTCGAGGTCACCTATCCGGAGTGGTGCCGGGTCACGGTGAAGCGGCAGATGTCGAACGGGCTCGTCGCCGAGTTCACCGCCAGCGAGCGCTGGCTGGAGAACTACGCAACCTCCGGCAAAGACACCATCGCACCGAACGCCATGTGGAAGCGCCGGGCCTTTGCTCAGCTCGCCAAGTGTGCCGAGGCCCAGGCCCTGCGCAAAGCCTTCCCCGAAGTCGGATCAGCCCCGACCGCCGACGAAATGGAAGGCAAGTCCTTCGAAGAGCCAGCGCGCGACGTCACCCCACAGCAGCAAAAGTCTGAACCGGATCCTGAAGCGCTGCCGGCCTACTCGGACGACCTGCTCGCCGAGAACCTGGTCAAGTGGCGGCCGCTGATTGACGCCAACCGCACCAGCCCCGAGCACCTGATCGCCACCATCAGCAGCAAATACACGCTGACCGACGCGCAGAAAGAAAAGATCACCAACCTTAAAGCCCTCGATGGAGACGCAGCATGAAAATTCACAACGTAGCTCAAGGCTCCGCCGAGTGGCATGCCCTGCGCAGCCAGCACTTCACCGCCTCTGAAGCCCCGGCAATGATGGGTGCGTCGAAGTACCAGACCCGCACCGATCTGCTGACGCTGAAGAAGACCGGTATTGCGCCGGAAGTCACGCAGTCGCAGCAGTACATCTTCGACAAGGGTCACGCCACCGAAGCGATGGCCAGGCCGTTGGTTGAGGTGATGATCGGTGAAGAGCTGTACCCAGTCGTGGGCACCGAGGGCAACCTGCTCGCCTCGATGGACGGCGCGACGATGCTCGGCGAGACGCTGTTCGAGCACAAGCTCTGGAACGAATCATTGGCCGCCCAGGTGCGCGCTGAAGACCTGGGCCCTCACTACTACTGGCAGCTTGAGCAGCAGCTGTTGGTGAGCGGCGCCGAGCGCGTGATCTTCGTTTGCTCCGACGGTACCGCCGAAAACTTCGTCAGCATGGAATATCGCCCTGTCGCCGGTCGTGCGGCTCAATTGATCGAAGGGTGGAAACAATTCGAGGCGGATCTTGCTGGCCACGAAGTGGCGGACGCCCCGTCTATCGTCGTCGGCAAGGCCCCAGACGAGCTGCCAGCGCTGCGCATTGAGCTGACCGGCATGGTTACCGCCAGCAACCTGAAAGTGTTTGAGGAATCGGCTCTGGCGGTCATCGATTCGGTGAAAACCACGCTGACCACCGACCAGGACTTCGCGGACGCGAAAAAGGCGGTGAAGTGGTGCGGAGACGTTGAGGATGCGGTCACCGCGGCGAAGAAGCAGGCGCTGTCCCAAACCCAGACCATCGACGAACTCTTCTGCTCGCTGGACCGCATCAGCAAGCACGCCCGGGAAACTCGCCTGAAGGTCGACAAGTTGGTGAAGGCTCAAGAGCTGCTGGTGAAGACCAACATCAAGCAGAAGGCCGAACAGGCGTTGACCGATCACGTCGCAGCCATCAACAAAACCCTGGGCAAAGTGACCCTGCCCGCAGTGGCTGCAGACTTCGCTGGCGCCATGAAGAACAAGCGCACCATCGCCAGCCTGCAGGATGCCGTTGATACCGAACTGGCCCGGGCGAAGATCGACGCCAGCCAGACGGCCGACGCAATTCGCGTGAACCTCGAAAGCCTTCGAACCCTGGCTGCCGACCACGCCTTCCTGTTCGTCGATGCCCAGCAGTTGGTCATGAAAGCCAACGACGACCTGGTCGCGCTGATCAAGGTTCGGATTTCTGAGCACCAGAAAGCCGAAGAACAGAAGGCCGAAGCCCAGCGCGAGCAGATCCGGAAGGAAGAACTGCAAAAGATCGAGGATGCCAAGGCGAAGCAGGCGGTTGTCGAGCCGGTTGCTGAGCCTGCGCCGGTTGTGACGCCGGCGCCGATCAAGTCCGCACCGGTGGCACAGTCGACACCCAAGTCGGTGACCGCGACAGCGCACCAGGCGGCGAACCTTCAGGCCGAAGTATTCGACCTGCTGGACCTGGTCAAAGCCGTGGCGTATGGGCAGGCGCCTATCTCCGTGTTGACCGTCAACTGGGAAGCGCTCGATGCGATGGTTGCTGATCAGGGCCAAACCTTCAGCATGGCCGGCGTGAGGCTGGTCAAGGCGGCAGCATGAGGTGGGACGCCCACAAGGCCACTGAGCCAGCCATTGCGCAGGCCCTGCATCAGTTCGCTGATGCAGGGGTCTTCGCCGCATCAAAGGCGCTGCATCGTTCAACCCGCACGCTGAACCGGATCGCCCTCGAGCATGGCGTCGAGTTCTCGACCAGCACCGCCAGGACGATGGAAGCGCGCCGCAAGAATAGGGCCTCAATGGTCGCCCAGATCAAGGCCTTGGCCGGCACCCGATCACAAGCGGAGATCTGCGCGGCCCTGGGCATCACCCGGGCCGTTCTGCGCGAGCTCGCCGAAATCCACAACATCAACATCAACAGTCGCTCGAAAGGTGCCTGACATGGACCAAGCAATCGATGAAGCCGCAAAGCGGCAAAGTGGACTGGAGGCGGCGAAAGCTGCCTTCTTTGCATCCGGGGGTCAGGCACAGCTGATTCCAACAGGCCTCGGCAAGGACAGCCCTGGCGTCGATCAAATCCCGAAGCCGGCCTACGGCTATCGGAACATCGAGGCGCCAAAGAGCAAGCGCGGAAGACTCATCAGCGCCGACGAAAAAGCCGCCCTGGCCGCTCAATTGGTGGAGTGCAAAGCGGCCGGAATGACGCGGTATAAGGCCAGCAAGCACCTCGGCATCAGCGAAACGCTGTGCCGCCGGCTGATCTCCGATTACTCACTCGACTTCCCGGCATCAGCCTGATGCGCAGGACGGCACGCGTGCAACAACGCAAACGACAAGCCTGGCTGGCATTGCCGGCCAGCGGCATTGAAGAGGTATGCCATGGCGATGACAAATCAGCAGCGATCCACCAAGGCAGCGCAGAAACGTGCAGCCCTCGGCGAAGAGGAATTGAGGCTACGTGCGCGCATCGGGACGCGCCAAGCATTAACCGAGCTGATGCAGTGGGCCGGCATTACTGAGCAAGGCGAGGCGCTGACCCTGATGATTCATCACGTCCAGGGCCTCGGGAGTTCCGGCGCTCTACGGTTTCTTGGTTCGCGACACAAAATTGAAGATAGCCAAAACGTGGCGTGCATTACAGACAACGCACTGATCAGGTTCGGCGTGAGGCCGGGAACGCTGACGGCCTTGAATGATCTCGTCGAGTGGATTGGCGCGCAAGACCAGAGCTCGGCAATGAGGCTCATCATTCATACGCTCCATGAAGCAGGGCCTAATCGGGCACTGCGATTCTTAGCGATGCCGCCACGCAAGCCATACGAAATACCCGCACACATCGCGGCAAAGCTACAGCTCGCCTACAACCGCGAAGCCCTTCGCATCTGTCACGACGAATAACCATCACCCCGCTGTCGCATCCGGTCACGGAGGGCGGCGCCTACCCGAGGTAACCGCAATGCCTGTTCTCCACAGCATCATCCACAAGATCGACAAGAAGCCCGATGGAAGCCCAGCGGTCCTGCACTACAGCGGCGCCGAATTGGCCGAGAGCCAAGCCCGCGACGAGCTCATCAACCAGTTCAACGAAAGCTACAACGCCAAGGCCGGAAAGGCCTGGGGGTTCTTTCACGCTGAATCTGGCGCCTTTCCCCTCAGTGGATGGCTCGGCAAGTACCTGGCCGGCGACGAAGGCTTCGTATCCTTCAGCGACAACGCTGTCGAGCACCTGACGAAGCTGATGGAAGAGTCGAACCTTTCGGTCGGCGGCAATGCCCTGTTCTGCCACTACCAGCAGGGCCTGACCGATTACCTGATCATTGCCCTGGTGCAGGAAACCGAAGCGGTTGCGATGACCGACGGGCTGACGCTACAGCCAATTCGACGCCTGGATCTGGATCACATCCATCTGGCGGCTCGAATCAACCTCAGCGAGTGGAAGAGCAATCCAGCGTCACGGCAGTACATATCGTTCATCAAGGGCAAGAACGGTCGCCGGGCGAGCGAGTACTTCCGCGACTTCATTGGCTGTCAGGAAGGGGTCGACGGCCCGGGCGAGACCCGCACCCTACTGAAGGCGTTCAGCGACTTCGTGGAAAGCGAAGACCTGCCGGAAGACTCCGCCCGCGAGAAGACTCAGGCCCTTGTCAGCTACTCCATGGCCCAGGCCAAGCTGGGCGAACCGATAACCATCGACGAGCTGTCAGAGCTGATCAATGAAGACCAGCCGAAGATGTTCGCCGACTTCATCCGCGACAAGGACTACGGCCTGTCGGCCACCATCCCCGCCGACAAGAAGACCCTGAACAAATTCAGACGCTTCACCGGTCGCGCCGAGGGCCTGTCGATCAGCTTCGAGCAGCACCTGCTCGGCTCAAAAATCGAATTCGACAAAGACGGCGGCACGCTGACCTTGCGTGGCTTGCCAACTCAGCTCACGGAACAACTCAAGCGCGCCGCCGCCTGACACCCGCCGCGACGCCGCAGCTCGGAGTGGGTGCGGCGCCTTTCTGGAGATAACCCATGCAAGCAGTCATCTATGCGGGCCTGCGTAACGGCGCCCGGGATCAGCAGATCCACGACGCGCTGACCTACAAGCACGTTGCGGAGGTCGCACAGGACTTCAAGCTCTCGCCGAATACCGTAAGAGCGGCCGCCAAACGAATTGAAAAGGCTGTTGTGTTTGACTTGAAACTGCTAGGGGGGGGCAGCCAATGCCGATCGGACAGGTCGCAGCGGACTGCTTTCGAAAAGCAGCCCTTGGCGCGTACCGCAGCTATCACGGCACTTTCCGCAACCTTGAGCTGCCATGCTGGGTGATCACCGACGGCACCCAGAAGATCGAGGTGATGGAGCTTCGCAAGATCGATATTGGCGAAGTTTCGATTTAACTCACCTTCAATCCTGGCGCTGAAGAGCCGGCTCCGGACCGTAGGCAATTACACGCCACTGCGCAAGATCAGCAATCAGCCGTAGTCCTGAGCGAGCTTCAGATTCAAGTCTGTCATCGGGAAGACTGAGCAGCCGCACCACTTCTTCACCGATCAACCTGATCGCCATTACATCGGTTTTCGCACTCATCGCAGCCACCGTCAGGTTTGAGTCGAGCGCCAATTATAGACCCCACTCCACAGCCCGGGCATGCCCCGGCATAGGACGCCCCATGCCCACAGAAAACAAACTGGCCGAGCCGCTGCAGGTTGAGCGATCGACAGTCACGAAGCTGGTGATCACCGGCGCGCCGCGGCTTGATCCGATCACCGTGTTCCTCGAAGACTTCGGTCGCCGCGATTGCCCGACCGAATCAAATCCGAACTACCAGACCGCCCAGGGAAAGATAACGATCAACTGCTGGGACAAGAGCTGGAACGCTTACTGGGGCGGTATGGGGCCCCGCACAGTCGCGGAGTTCGTCACCAACTGCGGCTGGGACTACGTCTTGAATTGCCTGGATCGCGGGATCAGCAGCACGCGATTCAGCGGTGA